CCGGCGGACAGCAGCCTCAGCGGCTCCTTCTCGCCAGCAACGGTCACCCTCGCCGCGGGGAACAGCACTTCGGCGAGTTTCACCTACACGCCCACCACCACGGGGGCGCGTAGCATCAGCACGACGGACAGCAGCACCCTCACAGACCCGTCGCCGATCACCTACACAGCAAGCAATCCGCCGCCGCCCGTCTCTGGTCGTCGGAGAGCCGGCTTTGGCTTCGGCCTGCGTACCACCGCCGCCTAGCAAGGAACGCCCATGTCTGACGTGATCCAGCCCCTTGGCCCGAGCGGCCAGGTCGCCCAGTTCTGCCCGCAGCTTGATTGGGCGAACGGAGCCGTGGTGTCGATCGGCGCAGCTTCCGCGCAGTCGGCGGCATTGACGGCCGGCGCTTATGTGCTGACCCCGAATGTCGATTGCTACATCGCGGTTGGCAGCAATCCCACTGCAACGACGAACTCCGCTGGGAGCGACTTCCTCGCCGCCGGCACCAAATGGCCGCTCACCATCCTGAGCGGGAACAAGGTGGCGGTCATCCAGTCCAGCAGTGCAGGGACGCTGTTCCTCCTGCCGGTAAAGAGCAGCTAACGATGGTCGCTATAGTCTCGGAGTCCCAAAGCCACCGCGGCGCAACCGAGCGCGCGATGTCGACCGAACCGTTCGCGGACATGAGCAGAGAAGAGATCGCCAAGCTCCCGGAGCACGAGCGCGCGCTGATGGCTGGCGAATGGCTCATGTGGGCCATCATGGAAGGCCGCGTCGGGAAGCCGCGCGGGGGCGGGAGCCGGGATGCTGATTCAGGTTACGTCACCATGGCCGTGTGCGGCGGCGAGAGCGTGATGGCTGACATCTGATTTCGACGCCATCGAAAATCATAGGAAATCAATCGTGCGTGGTGGGAAGCGACAGGGCGCAGGGCGGCCGAAGGGAGCCGCAACGAAGCGCACTAGGGAGATTGCGGAACGGGCGGCAGAGGAGGGGATCACTCCGCTCGAGGTGATGCTGAATGCGATGCGCCGCCACTACGAGAACGGCGAGTTTGATCAGGCCGCGGCGGTAGCGAAGGACGCAGCCCCGTACATGCACCCGCGTCTTGCGAGCGTCGAGCAGAAGGTAGAGGGGGCGACCACCAACTACGTGGTGATGGGCATCCCCGAAGCAGAGTCAGACGAGGAATGGCTGAGCGAGCACGCGCCAACTACCGAGTGATATGGAGGCCCCAGCCCGGGCCGCAGGTGGCGCTTCTCGCCTGTCCCCTGTTCGAGGCGTTCTATGGCGGCGCCCGAGGCGGGGGAAAGACCGATGGAATGCTCGGCGAGTGGGCGCAGCACGCGCAGAAGTACGGGGAGCATGCGACAGGCGTGTTCTTCCGCCGTGAGCTCACGCAGCTTGACGAAGCGATAGAGCGCTCGAAGGCGATTTACGGCCCGATCGGCGCCGACTGGACCGAGCAGAAGAAGCAATGGCGCTTCCCGAACGGGGCGCGCCTCAAGTTTCGATACCTCGACAGGGACGATGATGCTGAAGCCTATCAGGGGCACAGCTACACGCGCGTCTATTTCGAGGAATTGACCAACTTCCCGTCGCCGAAGCCCGTGATGAAGCTCAAGGCGACGCTTCGCAGTGCGGCAGGAGTGCCGTGTCGCTTTCGTGCGACGGGAAACCCTGGTGGCCCCGGGCATCAGTGGGTGAAGGCCCGCTACATTGACCCTGCGCCGAACGGTTATGTGCCGTTGGTGGAACGAGATCCGGATTCGGGGTTGACGCTCTCGCGCGTCTTCATCCCGGCCAAGCTCGGCGATAACAGGAGACTTCTGGAGAACGATCCGACCTATGTGATGCGCCTGAAGCAGTCGGGCTCGGTCAATCTCGTCCGGGCGTGGCTGAACGGCGACTGGTCGGTGATTGAGGGAGCGTTCTTCGACAACTGGGACGGCGAGCGGCACGTTATCAGGCCGTTCGCTATCCCGCCGCACTGGACAAAGTTCCGCTCCTTTGACTGGGGATCGGCGGCGCCGTTCTCCTGCGGCTGGTGGGCGGTGTCGGATGGCACGATCCTTCCGGACGGGCGGCGCTACCCCACGGGCGCGATGATCCGCTATCGCGAATGGTACGGCGCGCGGAAGCTGCCTGACGGTGCAACGGAACCAAATGTCGGCTTGAAGCTGACCGCGGAGCAGATCGCGGACGGCATTCTCGAGCGCGAGCGGGGCGAGGAGATTCACTACGGCGTCGCCGACCCCGCCATCTTCGCGCAGGACGGCGGCCCCTCGCACGCAGAGCGGATGATGAAGCGTGGCGCGCGGTTCCGGCCCGCGGATAACGCCCGCGTCGCCCGTCACGGCCATATGGGCGGCTGGGACCAGATGCGCGCCCGGTTGGACGGAGAAGAGGGGAAGCCGATGGTCTACTGCTTCTCCACCTGCGTTGACAGCATCCGTACGATTCCGGTGCTCCAGCACGACAAGACCAGGCCGGAGGATCTGGACACGGACGGCGAGGATCACGCTGCGGATGATTGGCGCTATGCCTGCATGTCGCGGCCATTCACACGGAAAGCGCAGGTCATCAACGCCGAGGTGGATACGAGCCTACCCACCCTGAACCAGCTTTGGGCCACGTCACTCCGGCCGCAGGGCTCTGCAAGGATCTGAGTTCCGTGAACCACAAGCGTCGTAGGCCCAAGAGCCGCCGGGCTGGTTGCCTGATGTGCAAGCCGCACAAGCACCAGCGCGTTGCCAAGGAGAAGCGGATGCTTCCTCGTGATAGACGCCAGCCGCAGGTCTCCGCACCATGACCGACGTAGCCGACTCGCTAGCCGCAGGCGTGGCTGAGGAGAGGGAGGATTTCGGGGACGGCGACGCCGGTCTCTTCGCCTATTGGCAGACGCAGGAGAAGCTTGCCGAAAAAGAGGAGCGGACCTGGGTAAAGCGGGCGCGGAAGATCATCAGGCGCTACCGCGACGAGCGCGCCGACACGAGCGGCCTGCGCGACACGAAAAAGTTCAACATCCTCTGGTCCAACGTCGAGACGCTGACGCCCGTGCTCTACGGCCGGACGCCGAAGGCCGATGTCGAGCGCCGGTTCAAGGATCAGGACGACGTAGCGCGTCTTGCCTCGATCCTTCTTGAGCGCTCGCTCAACTACTGCATCGAGGCGTACGACTTCGACGGCGTGATGCGCCCGTGCGTGCAGGACCGCTTGCTCCCGGGGCGCGGCGTGGCGCGGGTAATGTACATCCCGCACTACGGGGCGCCTCTTCCGAACGGTGATCAGCAGGAGGAGGCGGGCGAGTATGGAGAGACAGCCGCCGCCATCGTCGCCAGCGAGGGAGACGAAGGAAAGCAGGAGCCGCAAGAGGCTCTGCGCGAGGTCGTCTACGAAGAGGCCCGCTGCGCCTACGTCTTCTGGGAGGACTATCGCGAAGGCCCCGCGCGGGTGTGGGCCGAAGTGCCGTGGGTGCGCTACCGCTCCTACCTCACCCGAGAGGAGCTGATCGCGCGCTTCGGTAAGGAGAAGGGCTCCAAGGTCACGCTCGACTTCACGCCGAAGGGCGACGAGCGGGACCCCGACACGCCCCCGGACGCCTACAAGAAGGCGATCGTTCACGAGTACTGGGACAAGTCGAAGCTTCAGACCATCTGGATCGCCCCGGGCACGGCCGATCTGATCCTCGACAAGCAGGACGACCCGCTGAAGCTCACGGGGTTCTTCCCGAACCCTGACCCGCTGCTCGCGACGACGACCACGGACAAGCGCATTCCGGTCCCGGACTACATCGAGTATCAGGACCAGGCGGTCGAGCTCGATGATTTGACGCAGCGCATCAACAAGCTGACCCGCGCACTCAGGGCGAAGGGCATCTACGCGGGCGAGGAGAAGGACAGCCTACAGCGTCTCTTTGACCTCGAGGATGACACGGTCCTCATCCCCGTCGAGAACTGGGCGGCGCTCGCCGGCAAGGGCGGTCTGGCGAACGTCATCGAGTGGGTGCCGATCCAGCAGATCGCCGGCGTACTGGTGCAGCTCTACGAGGCTCGCGACAAGGTCAAGCAGGTGATCTACGAGATCACCGGGATTGCGGACATCCTGCGCGGGGCGACCTCGCCGAGCGAGACGCTTGGGGCGCAGCAGATCAAGACGAATTTCGCGACCCTGCGCATCTCGCCGAAGCAGAAGGACGTGGCGCGGTTCGCGCGTGACCTGATCCGGCTGAAGGCCGACATCATCGCCAATCACTTCTCGCCAAAGACGATCTCGCTCATTACCGGCTATCCCCAGCTTCTTCCTGTCCCGCCGTTGCCGCCGCAGCCGGTCCATCCGCCCGTTCAGGCCACGCAGGCGTCGCAGATCGATCCGCAGACGGGACAGCCGATGCCGGCCGCTCCTGATCCGGCGATGGCGCAGTATCAGGCGCAGATGGCGCAGTGGCAGCAACAGGCGCAGGCGGTTCAGGCCGTCGTCCAGGCGAACCAGCAGAAGCAGGCGCAGTTTGAGGCCGCCGTCGCCCTGCTGAAGCAGGACGCGACGCACGATTTCAAGATCGACATCGAAGCGGATTCAACCATCGCGCCCGACGAGCAGGCCGAGAAGATGGCGCGCGTCGAGTTCCTTCAGCAGATGGTGCCGCTCCTTCAGCAGGTGGTCCCGGTGGCGCAGGGCAATCCCGCGCTGGCGGATCTCTCGAAAGAGATCGTGCTCTTCGCGGTCCGCGGGTTCCGTGTCGCGCGCTCGCTCGAGGAAGCGTTCGAGAACGCCTTCGACCAGTTGAAGAAGATGCCGCCGAACGAGAACACCCCCGGCCAGGGCAAGGAAGGGAAGGGCGGCGGGCAAGACCCTGCCGTTGCGAAGGCGGCCATTGATCAGAAGGCGCAGGCGGCACAACAGGCCAACGCCATCAAGCAGCAGCAGGTACAGGGCCAGTTGGCGCTTGAGGCGCAGAGGAACGAGGCGGATGCGCAGATCAAGGCCGGCAAGCTCGCGCTGGAGAACGAGAAGTTCCAGACGCAGAAGGCGTTCCGTCAGGCGGAGATGATGAACGTGGCCGCGCGCGCGGCGCAGGGGCTGGCGTGAGCGACGACAATCTCGTCTGGTTCCCCGGCACCACGACGCAGCCGGTCCCGGTCGAGCGCGTCCTTGACAGCGCCAAGCATCTGAAGCGGGTGCTGGTGCTGGGCGAGAATGAGGACGGCGAGTTCTACGCCGCCGGCTCCACGTCCGATCTCGCTTGGGGGCATTTCATGTGCGCCCGGTTCCAGCACTGGATCATGACCACGAGCGACGACGAGTAGTAGGGCTGCCGCGAGCGCGACACTACAGATTGCGATCTCCCGGGTGTCGTGCTATAAATCGGGTAGGTGGCGATAGCCGCCAGCGCACAACGTGTCCCCGCTCTGCTCGGAGCAACGCTGATCGCGACAGCGCCGAGTATCGGGCTTAGAGCCCCGCGACAGCCGAAAGGCCCTCGCTGGGTTTCGCATTTCACAGTCACCGGGGGCGCGCGAGTGCGCTAGAGGCTTCGGCCTCACCCGGTGGCTTCATCAGGCCCCCGCGGGGGTCGAACTACGGAGAAAACCATGAATGAGAACGAGTACCGCGTGCGCGCGGTGACCCGGTATGTCGTCACGCACTACGTTGGCGAGGACGATGGTAATGGGCGTCTGTCTGGCCGCTCGAGCCAGTACGGCGAGTTCCCAAATATCCAGCAAGCCGATGCGGTCGCCCGCGCGCTCCATGCGGCCAACCCTGGCTCAACGTTCGTGACGATCGAAGACCGGCGCGAGCCGATGGGGATCTTTCACGCATACACGAGCGAAGAGTGCGAACGGCTGATGGGCGCCACCGGCGGCGGGAGGCCGATGAAGGGCATGAGCGGGAAGCGCTGCTGATGCGCGATCGTCCGGCGCCGACCCTGTCGGAACTCATGTTCGAGGTCGATCGCTTCCTCGACCGTCGCCCCGATCTCAACCGCGTATCGGAACGCTTCAAGGCGATGCAGATCTATTGCGAACTCATCCTCACCACCCGCGAGAAGATGTCGAAGCCGATTGTTCGGAGCGAGTACGCCATCTAATGAGCCGCGTCCGCTACCTCTGGGACCGCGAAGCCCGCGAGTGGGTTCCGGCCCACCATCTCCGCGCCAAGAAGGCCGCAAACGCCGGCCCAATGGTGATGCGCGACATCGATCCGTACCGCTCAGTCATTGACGGCTCTGTGATCGGCAGCCGCCGGCAGCACCGGGACCACCTCCGTGCTCACGGCTGCATCGAGGTGGGCAACGAGTGGGTAGAGCCGCGGCGCAATTACGACATCGGCCCCGTCGCACACGACATCAAGCGAGCATTGGGCGAATGAGGGAAGCAGAACTTCGGGTCCTCGCGCGCCTTCATGGTGCGGCGTGCGTGCTGGGGAAGCCTATTTTCCTTTCGCCGCGCGCGATCGATGCTGAGAACGTGCGTGCGGCGCGCCGGCTCGCACTGCGGCTTGCAGAGCGACGGCTCGTCTCTCGTCGGCTAACGCAGACCGGATACGAATTTGCCATTCGCTCTGGTGGATGGCACGCGATCGGCGCCGAGAGGCCGCGAGTAGCGAAGGCGCTCAGGCAGAGAATCGAGCGCACCGTCTAGCGCTCAGTTAGCCCGCCTCGAGCGGGCCTTTTTCTGACCAAGCAGGAAAATCCAGTGGCTGACATCGAGAACGGCACTCCTGAACAGGAGCCAGCTGACGATCTTCGTTCCATGCTCTCCAATGCGGTCGAAGAGGCGGAAGCCCCGGCCGAGACGGAGCGGCCCTCGAAGCCAGAGCGCGCCCGCGGCCCTGATGGCAAGTTCGTCGCCAAGGAAGGTGCCGAGGAGCCCGCCGAATCGACGCAGCCGGCGGAAGCCGCGCAGCCGGTCGAAGGCGAGGCGCCCGCTGAAGAGCAGCAGGAAGAGCCAGCCACGCCCGCCACAGAGCCCCCGGGGCACTGGAAGGCGGAAGACAAGGAGATGTTCAAGAAGGCCCCCGCCGAGATGCAGGCGTGGGCGCTTCGCCGCGAGAAGGAGATCACGGCCGACTACACCCGCAAGACGCAGGCGATCGCCGAGCTCAAGCGGGAATACGAGCCGGTCGATCAGATGTTCGCGCCCTTCAAGGCGCAGATGCACGCGCAGGGCTGGACGCCTTCATCCCTCATCAAGGCATGGGCGGATGTCGAGCAGCGCCTGATGCGCGGAGACGGCGTCAATGTCGTCTCCGACATCGTCCGTCAGTACAAGATCGATCCGAGCCAGCTTGTCCGGTCGCTAGGCATTCAGGCCGCCGCTCCGCAGCAGGGGCAGGAAGGTCAGCCGCCTGATCCGGTACTAGCCAACATCGAAAGCCGTCTTGCGCAGATGGTGACGCCGCTTCAGGAGCGGATCAATTCACTGACGCAGGATCTCACGAATCGTCAGCGCGCCGAGATGCTTCACGCTCAGCGCGCCGCCGAACAGCAGGTCGAAGCCTTCATCAACGCGACGGCGGAAAACGGGGAACCGCTTCATCCGCACTACGCCGAGGTGGAGAACGACATGGTCGCGCTTGCTCAGATCGAGCGGGCCAACGGCCGTGTTCCCGACTTGCAGACACTTTACGACCGTGCCGTGTGGGCAAACCCCTCCACCCGCGCCGCCCAGATCGCTGCCCAGCAGACCGCAGCAGCGAAGAAGGCGCAGGACGAGGCCAGGGCCAAAGCGGCAGCAGCGAAGAAAGCGGCTTCCTCTGTCACCGGAGCGCCGAGCGCCGGCCAGGCACCGAAGGAAAAGTCCGCCGAGACGAAGTCTCTTCGCGAACTGATTGAGGATGCGACAGCCGACGCGCTGGCCTGATCCTCCCTTCATCAATCGCCTCTGAGGAGTCTTCCCGATGGCGATCCCGAATACGAACTGGTCGGAGATCACGACCACGACTCTGTTCAACCGCTCGCGCAAGCTGGCGGATGGTGTGACGAAGAACAACGCTCTCCTCCGTCGCCTGTCGCAGAAGGGCAAGGTGAAGCCCTTCGACGGCGGTCAGGCGATCGTGCAGGAGATGGAGTACGCCGAAAACGGCACGTTCAAGCGCTACAGCGGCTATGACGTGCTGAGCATCACGCCGTCCGATGTCTTCACGGCGGCGCAGTTCCCGATCGCGCAGGCGGCGGTCGCGGTCTCCATCTCGGGCCTGGAAATGCTCCAGAACTCGGGCAAGGAGAAGATGATCGATCTGCTGGAGAGCCGTATCGGCAACGCCGAGCGCACCATGCAGAACAATCTCTCGAACGACTGCTACTCCGATGGCACCGCCGATGGCGGCAAGCAGATCGGCGGGCTCCAGCTCCTTGTTGCCGACACGCCCACGTCGGGCACGGTCGGCGGCATCGATCGCTCGAGCTGGCAGTTCTGGCGCAACAACGTCCAGTCGTTCGCTGCGGCGGGCCTCACGCCCGGCTCCGCGACGATCCAGACGATGATGAACCGTGCGTGGCTGGCGGTCACCCGTCAGGCCGATCGCCCGGACCTCATCATCGCCGACAACACCTACTTCCGGTACTACTGGGAGTCCCTCCAGTCCATCCAGCGCATCACGGACGATCGCAACGGCATGGCTGGGTTCGCGTCCCTCAAGTTCATGGACGCGGATGTGGTGTTCGACGGCGGCTTCCAGGGCGTCTCGGGTGCGACGACCTGGACCTCCGGCGGCGGTGCGCCCTCGTCGCACATGTACTTCCTGAACTCGGACTACCTGTTCCTGCGTCCCCACAAGGACCGGAACATGGTCCCGCTGGACCCGGACCGGTTCAGCGTCAATCAGGACGCGATGGTGAAGCTGATCGGGTGGGCCGGCAACGTCACCACCTCGAACTGCTTCCTCCAGTCCGTGATCACGGCCTAACGGGGAGAGACGCACATGGCCTACACTCCTTCGTTCGTCCCGACCACGCACGAGGCCGGGATTCAGCCGATCGGTGTCACGTCCACGACGAAGAACCATCCGCTCGGCACGATCGTCCGCGGCTACGATGCGAACCTCGGGGAGGGTGAATTCATCTACCTCCTCGGCGCCGCTTCGACGGCGGCTGGAGACGTCGTCTCGTACAATGCCTATACCGGCGCCACCACGCGGTGGGCCGGCACGGCGAACACGGGCGCGCCTCTCGCAGTGGCAGTCACGGCGAACACCTCGTCCAGTGCCTACGGCTGGTATCAGCTCGCGGGCAACGCGGTGGTGAACTGCTCAGGCACCGTTGCGGCGGGTGACGCGGCGTTCTTCTCTGCCACGGCGCAGGTGAAGACGGCGGCGGCGGCAGGCAAGCAGGTGCTGAACTGCGTGGCGGCGACGGCGAACAACGCGACCGTGGGCGGCAGCGCTCTCGGCACCGGGTTCGCGGTCTACACTGTGCAGCGTCCCTTCGCTCAGGGCGCGATCACCTGATCTGACTTGGGGCGGCTCTTCGGGGCCGCCCTTTCTTTCGTTTCAGCACCTTTCGCCGCGCGACGGCGGGACTGGAGGCGGGATCAACCTGCCATCGGTGGTTCGAACCTTCCGACGAGAGAGGCGCTTCGGCGCCTTTTTTGTTGGGCGGCGCCCGGCCGCACCGGGCCTTTTCTCTCGGAGCATTCATGCAGAACGGGCAGTACACCCGTACCAACGGCGCACAGGCGGACCAGTCGGTTTGGCCGCGGTTCTTCGTCGAGGCCGTCCAGGACGAGGCAGCTACCGCATCCCAGGGCCGTCCGATCTTCCGTGAAGTCGAGATGGTCGAGATCATCATCGCCGGTAACCCGTATACCCGCCCGGTGAAGAGGGTCACGGACGAGCACCGGGAGCGTTGGCCCGAACTCTACAAGCAGTTCAAGGCGGGGCAGGAGCAGATCCTCGAGGGAACCCCGATCGAGGAATGGCCCGCGCTGACAAAGGCGCAGGCGCTCGAACTGAAGGCAATCGGCGTCCACACGGTGGAGCAGGTGGCGTCACTGTCGGATCTCGCGAAGCAGCGGATCGGGATGGGCGGGAGCGTGCTTCAGCAGAAGGCGCAGGCTTTCCTTGAGGCGGCCGAAGGCATGGCCCCGATGGACAAGCTCATCCACGACAACGAGCTCCTGAACAACAAGGTGTCGGCGCAGGAGCACCAGATCGGGGAGTTGAACCGGATCGTGGAGGGGCTTCAGGCGCAGTTGAAGGCGTTCTCGGAAGCGCCGCAGGCCCCGCAGACCATCATCCCCGGCACTCCGGATGCAGCGCGGTTTGGTGCGCCCGTACAGCCGGCGGGCTCGTCCCTTGATGCGCTGGCTGCGACGCCGCGGCGCGGCCGTCCCCGGAAGACGGAGGCGGCGTGATGCCAAGCGGCGACATCCCCTTTTGGCAGACGAGGCCATGGTGGAGTGTATTACCGCCGCCGGTATCGGCGCCGCCAACCCTGCCATCGCTCCCGTGGAGCGTGCCGTCCGCTCCAGACTCCGCCTTCGACGCGGCGAGCGTGTCCATTCTCCTCTCCAAGGTCTCGGCACTGGAGACGATGGTCCGCGAGATGCGCGAGGAGAACCGGCACTTCAAGGCTGCGTTCTGCGCGCTCGCCGACGCGCTCAAGTCTGAGAACAAGCCCGCGAGCCCCTTCACCCCGGCCACCATGCGCGCCATCCGTGGCGGCTGGTCCGACGACCGCTGAGGAGCCGGGATGCCTTCGAAGTCACCCGCACAGGCGAGGCTCATGGCCGCCGCCGCGCACGATCCGAAATTCGCGAAGAAGGTCGGTGTCCCTCAGAAGGTCGCGAAGGAGTTCAACGAGGCGGACAAGGGCACGGGCATTCGCCGCGACATCAAGTCGGCGATGAAGAAAGGGGGTAGAAAGTGAAGCTCCCCCAGCCCGGCAAGCGCGAGATCCGCACCCGTCAGTTCGACGGCAAGGCCATTGTCTATCGCTTCAACCACCTCGCCGAGACGGCGATGCAGTGGGAAGCAACGCATGTATGCGACACGTTCGAGGAAGCCCGGGCGATCGCTTTCCCGAAGAAAGCCGCCTGAACGCTAGGAGGCGCCGTTGTCGCTGCTCACGATCTGCCAACAGGTCGCGCGCTCCATCCCGATCGCCGTCCCGGGAACGGTGGTCAACAACAGCGATGGCACGGCGCAGCTCCTCCTGGCCTGCGCGCAGGACGAGGGGGAAGCGCTGGCACGGCGGCGCCCCGGCGGCTGGGCCGCCATGCAGACCGAGTACACGTTCCAGACCGTCGCCATCACGTCCACCGGGACGGTGACGGCCGGCTCTGCGGTGGTGACTGGCATCCCCTCCACGACGGGGATTTCCGCGACCACGTTCTACGCCTTCGTCACTGGCCTACCGAACAACACCCGCGTCCTGTCGGTCGATAGTTCGACGCAGGTGACGCTCACGGCCGCTGCGACGGCGTCGGCTTCCGGCACGCAGATCGTGTTCGCGAAGTCGGAGTACGCGCTTCCGTCCGACTACGAGCGGCCGATCGATGGCACGTTCTGGGACCGCTCGCGCTATTGGCAGATGCGCGGCGCGCTGAGCCCGCAGCAGTGGCAGCTCTACAAGTCGAGTATCCTCGGCTCGGCGGTTACGGTGCAGCGCCGCTATCGCATCCGCAACGTCGGGGGCACGGTCTATCTCTCGATCGACCCGCCGCCGCAGGACAACGGCTCCACGCTCGTCTGGGAGTACGTCTCCAACGCGTGGTGCAGGTCGGTTGCCGGCACGCCGCAGACCTCATGGCAGGCGGACAGCGACACGGGGATTCTGGACGAGTACCTGATCCGTCTCGGCGTCAAATGGCGCGTGCTCGAGCGGCTGGGCATGTCCTACGAGGCAGCCCTGAACGAGTACCAGGAGCAGGTAGATAAGGCTGTCGCGCATGACGGCGGGACGCAGGTGATCGACATGGTTCAGATGAACCGGACGGCGCTCGTCGGCTCCTACAACGTGCAAGACGGGAACTTCCCGGGCTAGCGATGGCAGACATCCCGCTTGCCTCTCTGGCCCGGCAGTATCTCGCCGATCGCGCGCAGTCCGTTCAAGACGCGTTGGCGCAGAACGCAGGCGTGATGGACCGCGTTGGCGAACTCGGCTCGCAAGGGGACGTGCGCGGGGCGATGGAGGCGCTGAAAGGATCGCCGCTGGCGCAGGCGCTTGTGAACGGGATCGGGGTGGGGTCCATCCGCGCGTTTCACGGCTCGCCCTATGACTTCGCGCGGTTCGATCTATCAAAGATCGGGACGGGTGAGGGGAACCAGGCGTACGGGCGTGGGCTGTACTTCGCTGAGAATCCGGAGGTGGCGGCCAGCTACAAACTGACGCAACCGACAGGAACGGGGCCGACTCCGATCCCGCAGAATGTCAAGGACGCGCTGGATACAATCGACCGACTTGGCTACGACACGCGGAATCAAGCCTTACAGGCTATCCGCACTTCGGCCGATTGGCGGAAGGTCTATGACGTGGCGTCCCGACCGGAGGACATTGTCGCAGCGGACGCGATTGACCGGTACATCAAGGCTAATCCGCGCGGCCATATGTACGAAGTCAACCTCAACGCAGAGCCGCAGCAGTTCCTCGATTGGGACCGGCCACTATCGCAGCAGAGCCCCGAACTGCAGAGCGCGGCGGCGGACTTGCTTGGTAGGTCTCCCCCGACTGCAACGGGAGCGCAGTTCTATCACACGCTCAGCGACAGACTCGCTCCGGACCTCACGATGGGCGGGCGCTTCCCCGCGATGGCGGGCGGGAACTTCGATCCGCAGGCCGCATCGGAGGCTCTGAATGTGCGGGGCGTTCCGGGTGTGAAGTACCTAGACGCCGGCTCGCGTGCCGCCGGCGATGGCTCCCGCAACTACGTCGTGTTCGACCCCGACATCATCGAGATCATCAGAAAATACGGCCTCGGCGCGCTCTCTGCGGGCGCAGGTGGCGCGGCAGCGCTCAACTCAAACGACGCACAGGCCGCTCCGCCGCTCTCGTCCATGGTGCAGGCCCCCTGATGGCCGCTCGCAAGGGAACGCGTCGGCGCAGCATCGCATCGGTCGCCACTACTGCGCCGGTCGCCGTTCCTCCGCCCATCAGCGGCCTCAACACGCGCGACGCGCTGACAGCGATGGACCCGACCGATGCTGTCGTGCTCGACAACTGGTATCCGGACGGCGGCGGCGTGCAGGTGCGCGGCGGCTCTGCGTCGTTCGCAACCGGCATGGGCGCCAATCCCGTCCAGACGCTCGCCGAGTATTATTCGAAGACGACGCGCAAGTTCCTCGCCGCGTGCTCCGGCAAGGTGTTCGACATCAGCGCGGGCGGGGCGGTGGGTGCGCCTCTGGGAACCGGGTTCACCTCCGACCAGTGGCAGTACGT